ACTGCCTTCACAATGTTCTTCGATACTTGATGTGCAAAGTAAACTCTCCCCATAGGAGTTTCTTCCCAGTGTGATTCTTTCCACTGCCAACCATGACCTACATCTAGTATCTCATTGTAGTCTTTCAGAAAATATTTAGACATACCCTTTGCCATAGCACGTCTTAGGACCATAGAACCATGATTAGATTCTAATATAGTCATGACAGGGAACATAGCTTCTAGCTTCTTCATGTGATATCTACCGATCTCTAGTTCATCAGCAGGTGATGGTAGATCTGGATTGATTACGTGAGAAACATTAATTGAGTGCCAATCCATTTCGTCTCCGATATGAATAACATTCGTAGGATTATACTTATGAGCCAGAGCTTCAAGAAAACGATAGCTATCAGGGTGGTGATAAGGCACATGGAGGTCAGAGATGACCAAAATTCTATCGTTTTTTCCTGTTTTAAGAGCCTTAGAAGGGGTACTTTCACCTTTCCTAGGTCTACCCCTACCCCTTTTTACTATTATTGAATTTGTCTGCGACTTTTTCTGCTGATCTTCCAACTGTATATCCTCCTATTCCTACTAAGATAATGTTTAATAGGGAGTTCTGTACAGACTCTGGAATGTTAGGTGCAGTAAACCCAAACCAATGAGCTACCATTAAACCAGCAAACACCAACATCATAATTGGTCGCCAGTTTCTTTGTAAGAATCCTCCCTGTGCTTCTGTTTGTATTATTTTAGCAGCACCTTCTAGCTCTACTAGTTCTCCTGCTAAGATTTTTTCTTGGACTTTTGCTTTAAGTTTTTGAGCATCACCTTTATTATCGACAACCTTATCAATAGTTTTAAATACTGCTCCTGCAACTGGTCCGAGTAAGTTAAGCATTGATCCCTGCCATTATGTCTGCCAACTTCTTGGCTCTCATGGGTGTCTGTTTTCTCCATCTACTGTTTAACATTTCCCCTGCACACTCTATATACCTCTGGTTGTATAAGTGTGATAAAGCGTTTTTAAATTTTGATACACCAGCTTCCCCCATCTGAAAAACCATTTCAATAATAACTTCACGAGCTTCTTCAACAATATCATAACCACCAAGAATATTTTCAGCACCATCAACTGCACGTTGAAAATCACTCTCAAATAAAGCCTCCCATCCTGATCTGTCTGTCGGTATATCTTCACCAGGTATGATCTTATGTCCATAACCCCCAGTTTCAAATCCCAATGTATCTTTGTAAACAGTTTCACAATACCCTTCATGTTCTTTAATCCTCTCTTTTAAATCAGTATACATCACTCTTAGTTGTACAGAATCCTGTGATAAACAAATCCTTTTCTTCTCTTAAAGTATATTTAAAATTATCTACATATGCAACACACTGTGCAACTGTATTAAATGGTTGAGATAAGGGTTCTGCTATACATACCTCATTCAATGGAGAGGTTAGCGACTGCACACAGGCAATCAATATTAGGTATACCTTCATACCTAATATACTATAGAGATAATTATTCCGAGTAAATTAGAGAATACTAAGAAGCCAACACTCCAGAGTACTCTCTTAATCATAGCCATATCTTTTTCAATATGATGTAAGTGATTGTTTTGAATGGTATTTAGACGTTCAGAAATAACAGCTACCTGCTTATCAAGGTTAGCTAGTTTTTCTGTGTCCAGAGTCATGCGGCTTGACTCGGTTTCTTTTGATATTTAAGTTCCATGTTTTCAGCTCGTAATAATTTATTCTTTTCTTTCTCCTCTTGTAACATATCTAGAGCCATATGATAAGTCTTTTTCATTTCGTAATATTCTTTCTCAATAGTATGTGCTTCAGCTGCAGTCATATCTTTTCCTTTCAATAAATTGTGGTGTAAAGGATCTATAGTATTATAACCAATCATTCAAATCAATTATTTTGCTTGAGCGTCTTGGTCTAATAACCAAGAAATTCTATCCAGTTGCTTCCTCATTTTATCGTAGTCTTTGTGCATATCCATAATGCGTTGCATATCTCTTTCATTGTTAGATATACGACTATCCATCTTAGAGATAAACCATACAAGCGATACCGATTGCACTGCTATCGCCATGATGATGCCTATGGTTTTACTATCTATGTTCATTAACCTTTAGGATATGTTGTTTTTACTTCAGCTATCTTATCACTCCAAGTTGTCGTGCCATTGACACTATCCCAGTATTGCATATCTAACTGGTCTTGGATTGACGGATAAGCACTGGCTCTATCTCTTTGATACTGATTGTTGTCATACTCAGTTTGGAGTAATGCTTTTTCAGCACTGACTTCAGACCATGTATAAGGTTTCGTATCAGAGAAGATAGCAGTACCATTAGCATCTGCACCAGAAACATAATCAACATTACTGTTGTATTCTGCTTCATTGGTTGGCTCACCTCTAACAACAAACTCATGGCTATTGCCACCCTTTTTGTTGAGAGATTGTATTGCTGTTGCTATGTCTGTCATTTTGCTTTTCTCCTTTAACTTGCTATTTCCATTAAAGAGCAGAAATTATAAAAAGAACTGCTCCACTCATGTTTTCCAGAACTTGTTAATCCTTCTGAATATCTTAAATGTAATTCATACTCTGTAGCCGAAGTTGTATTTGGACTATCTACATATCCTATGTAGGCTCTGTTTTCGTGATGACCATATTCATAAGCATCAGTTAAATATCCACTACCACCATTAACTCTCATATTATTTGCTAAATCAGTAGTCGTTCCACCAATATCTCTAACTATTTTTCCATAAGTATTACAAGTTCCGTCTGGTCTATTAGAGCCACCATATCTTGTAAAAATATGAAGATTAAAAACTACAAATATTTTATTAGAAGCACTTGTTGGAGTAATGGTAGCCTTCAAACCAGAAGCTACATAACTTGTAGAGTTAGTATTTCCCCCACCACCAGTAGAGGTAATGTGTTGAACTACTTTCCCTGTATCAATCCCACTAGGCAAAGCAGTAACAGAACTAATAGATTGATTGTTAAGACGAATGATAGCCATTATGCTAGTACCTCCATGAGTGTTATTGTTGATATACAAGTTCCATTTATTTGATTATTTAGTCTAAATCTTGAATTAGTATTGTACGTTCTTGCTTGTGTTTTGTAAGTAATTGAACTTGTAGAAGAAGGACTATCTACAATGCTAAAATGCCAGTTATTATTATAAACTTTATTATTGTCAAGACCTGAAGCAAAACGAATACCAAAAGAATTTCCATCATCTGCTCCAGTATGTAGGGTTGTTGAATCTCTCAACACTTTAAAACCTCCCATAGCTGCGTTAGTGGAAGTAGTGGTTTCTATATGATAATCTTGAGATACTAAAACTAATATTTTAGATGAAGTAGAACTGGGTGTTATAGATGCTGTTAGTCCTGTATCAGTATATGTGGTGCTAGAAATAACAGTATTAGCATTATCACTATCAGTAATCACTTGACCAATCTTACCAAAGTTTCCGTCAGTCTTTGCATAGGTTACAGCACCATTATTTATCTTAGCAGTCGTAACAGCATTACTACCTAACTTCGCTTCTGTAATCGCTCCGTCTGCCACAGTCGTAATTAACCCTGTACCATAATGTAATATCCAATCACAAGTATCACTTGCAGATACTGTGGTATCAAAGGTAATTGTACTACCACTGACACTAAAGTTCCCTTGCTGTACGACACCACTAATACTAATTAATAAGTTATTAGCTGATGAGGGTACAAAGTTAGTTGATGATTTCTGTAAGGTGTAACTTGCTGAACCGTCAAATGTTAAGTTATCGAGTACCTCTACGTTGGATATGTTTTCTGTTCCTCTACCTATATATGCCATTACTCACCACCCCCATTATCTGTAATTGTGTTTCCTTCAGCTACCCATTCTAGTATTTCTTGGTAGTGTCGGTTTGTTTCGCTATGAGTAACTAACCATTCTTGTCCATCTTGATAAGTAACTAAATAAAAAACTGTATTGTCTGGATTGTATTTTTTTTCTACTGTTTGAATCATTTATAACTCCGCATCAAATTTCATGTCTGTAACATTTGTATTACTACCTCTATTGCTTTTTTCTGCAAAGACAGAATAACCAAATACTCTGGAATAATTAGACTCTATAGTACCTGTATTGTTAGTTACAGAAACAGAGGGTGCTTCCCTCATAGGAACAGGGAAAGAAATACTCCCACCTAA